CGTGTTGCTGTTCAGTGCATAGACCTCGTTGCGCAACTTGATGAGGGCCACCACTGGGTCGGGGTCAACTTCTGAGCTGCCATATTTCAGGGGGTTGACCTGGGTAGGGTCTGACAACTCGGTGACGACCAGGTTGGCGCCATCGGTGGTCATGAAATAGCCATCCACCCAGCAGAAGTCCAGCACCACACCAAGGTCTGGGTCGGTGACTTGACGCAAGATTGGAGCAGTTGGGTTCCAGCCTATGGTTCCTGGCGTATTGACCGGAATCCAATAGTACAGTCGCCCACCAGAGGCAATGGCCAGCACATCAAAGCTGTAGTCCATAGTCACCAGCTCGGTGGTAGGCCCACCAACATCGCCCAGCACGGTCACAGACCCATTGCTGTCCACCGACACCAGTTTGGTTCCCATTACACGGTAGCAGACGCCGTTCCAGTTGATGCCGCCACGGTCAACGCCTGGGCCTGTGCCGTTGGCCACGATGCCATCGCCTGGGCGCAGGAATCCATTGCTGATGCCTGACGCCTTTGGCACCGGCACCATGTTCACAGGGTATGCGGTGCGCAGCTCTGGCGTGCTGTCAGCGTAGATGCCACTTAGGATTGGAACTTGCATGGCATCACTTTTTGGCTTTGTTGCGTGCTGAGATTGCCTTGGCCTTAGACCGTGCATCTTCCTTGGAGCTTGCGCCCCAGGCCTTCAGACTGAGCAGCAGCCTGGTCGGCTCACCGTTTTTCATCTCTGGCCCAGGCATGTTTCCCATTCGAGCCAGGAAGCTGGCTCGCCTCGGGTTGTCGCCCGACTTAACAGGTGGCTTGATGTTCTGGCCTGCAGCTTTCAAGCTGGCGCGACCAGCAGCGTTCAAGCCGCCCTTTGGATTCTGCCCTTCTTTGCGCTGCCATGCCGGTGTTTTCATCTGTACCTCGCCACTTTTGCGGCCACCTTCTTGGGCTGCTTTGCAAACTGTTTTCCCTTGGATGTGGCCTCGCGCTTGGCGCGGGTTGTTGCAGCGTACTCAGCCGGGGTCAAAGCCTTGATGGCCTTCTCGGGCAGATAGCGCTCTCCCGTCTCGCTAGACGGCTTTCCAGACTTGGTGCGCCAGTTCTGTGCACTCCAGTCCTTGAGCGATTTCTGCGTGGCCTTCATGACTTGTAACCTCCACCTTTGGCCTTGTATTGCTTGGCCAGCAACTGCGCCTTGCGAGCTGACCATTGCCCAGCTTCAGTGCCCTGCACAGCCTGCCCTTTGATCTTCTCAAACAGGTTCTTGCGCATAGTCGGCTTGGTGTAAACAGCCGCCTTATTGACAGAGGACTTGGGCTTGGTTGCCATTACGCTGCCACGCCTTTGATGACCACAAAGTTGAAAACAGGCTGCTCGGTTGTCGTGCCACCCGTGGTGCGGAATGTGATGTTGAAACTTCCAGCACCAACTGCTGTGACCATCAAGTCATAGAGATCTGTGCCTGATTTCTGGTTCAGGATGATGACATCGGTTGCTGCAACGGTGCTATTGGTCACGGTAAAGGTCGTCGCGACTGTTGTGCCTGCTGCGCTGAACAGGGTTATCGCACCAGAGGTTTTATTTAGTGTCACGCCGGTGGTGCGGCTGGTTCCTTGGGTTACTGCACCGCCTGCGCCTGTGGCATAGCCCACGCCAGCCGTTCCGGATGAAGTGACTGCACCAGTTACTGCCAGACTTGTGCCTGTGGCTGCGCCAATATTGGGCGTGACTAGTGTGGGGGTGTTTGCAAAAACTGCTGCCCCTGTGCCAGTTTCATCGGTCAACGCAGCGGCAAGATTTGCGCTGCTTGGGGTTGCCAAGAATGCGGCCACATTTGCGCCCAGGCCACTGATGCCTGTCGTAACTGGCAAGCCGGTGCATGAGGTAAGAGTGCCTGATGTCGGAGTGCCAAGTATTGGTGTGATTAAAGTCGGGGTGTTGTTGAACACCAGCACACCAGTGCCGGTCTCGTCGGTCATTGCTGCCCGTAGATTGGCACTGCTTGGGGTGGTTAACCACGACTGAATCCCTGCCGCATAAACCGTAGTTAAATTTATGTTGTACCAGCTATTTGTGGGCTGATAAAACCTGATTGCTGTTGCGGTGCCAGCGCCCAGGCTTGTGACTGCACCAAAAATGGCAGATGCGCCATTCAGTGCAATGGTCAGCGAGGTGATCTCTTGCGTGGTCGTAATCAGCACAGTAGTGCCATCAGGAACGCCAGTATTCAATGGCAGGGTGATCGTGCCAGTGGCCAGTGTGCTAGCAGGCTGCAGAAGCATCCACTGGTCATTGCTGACGGGTGTTGGCACAGTGATGTTAAAACCTGTGCCTGGAACGTATAGGTTTGTCGCCAAGGTCGGAGATGCAAACGTCTGCTGGAAATATTGCAGAAGCTGCGTGACTGAGACCCTGCGTGCGTCACCATTGTTGGGCACATAGATCGGGAGCTGATCGCCACCGGATACTTGAGAAATGGGCGATAGTTGATTGATCGTTGGCATGACTGCTGTTCCTCAGTAGTATTCGATTGGGCCGTCTTGACCGGCCAGGACGGGATCGGCTGGTGGACGAATGAAGGGATTGTCGTAAACGCGCCATGGCTTGTTGCCTGCGCCTGCTGGCATGGTGCTGGGCAGTTGCTGCTCCATTGGCATGGCAGCACGGGACAGAAGCGTGTTGTACGACTCTTTGGCCGTGACCTTGGTGTCAGGCATTACCTGCTTGCCGTAGCTCGGGGCCAGCTTGATGGCCAGGTTGGTGTAGATGGCCTCATTGGAGCTGTCGGGCACGTTGGTCTGCTCATCCAGATCACTGTCCTGGGGGCTGGATGGCAGCGGGTATGACAGACGAATGCCCAAGGCATTCCAGGCGGCCAGCATGGTGTCCAGCCTGCGCAGAGCAGACTGCATTTGCTCTGGTCCGAGATCGAAGGCATAGGAGGCCAGGCCAATCTCATCGAAAGCCTGCTCAATAAATTGGCGCTTGGTCCACCCCATGTCATTCTCCTGTAGACAGTCTGTCCTGGATCAATTGTCCCAGCTTTTTGTCCTTTGTGCGACCATCAAACCTGATTCCAAGTTCTGTGGCCTTGGCCTCCAGCTCAGTGCGGGTTGGTGGCGCATCGTCCTGCGGTGCAGCTTGCACCTCAATGATTGTGGCATCAATGCGGGATGGGTAATACTGCTTGATCGCTTTGCGCTCAAGCATCGCAATCTTTTTGGCTTTGCGCTTTTGCAGCCGCAACTCTCGCCACGGGGCGAGAGTTTTGGTCTTGACGATTGCGGCTGACTTAATCATTTCATCTTCTTCATCGGAGCTTTGCTTGGCTTGCCTGCGGCTTTTGCTGCCTTGGCTGCCGTGCTAAGTGCCATTGCAACAGCTTGCTTTTGTGGCTTGCCCGATTTCATTTCCATAGCAATGTTCTTGCCGATGGATTTCTGAGAGTAACCTTTGGTCATTGGCATATCGTTCTCCAGTTAAAAAAACAGGCCAACATCTCTGCTGGCCTGTCTTGGTTTAGCCGCCGATGCGGTAGACGATAAAGGTATCAGCCGCAGTCTTGCGAACACGGAATCGTGCAGATGCACCAGACGTTGCCGCAGTTGCGGCAGAACCCACAATGGTCACACCTGTGTTGACCGTGATGGTCAAAGCAAATGCAGCCAAAGTGATGACGCTGAAGTCAAACGAATCACCTATTGCCCACTCAGTTGCCAAGTCAAGGTTTGCACCTGTTGGCAGTTGGATGCTACGGGTTGTGGTTGGTGTTGCCGTAACAATGCCAGTCAGCACTTCTGCTGCTGTTGCAATCATTGATGCGCCATCAGCAATGTTGGCTGGCGCGCCCTGGGGCTGCCAGTTGCCGTTGTTGCTGATGTCAGGTGCAACGCCCACCGAGTAGTAAGCGCCCGATGCACCGGCTTGGATGGTCACGATAGTGGCATTGGTGAATGCGCCTGACACATAGGTGGTGTTCTCGACCACTTGCAGCAAATCCTGCGAATCAGGGAAATTGGGGAAACCAACTTCCTGAAACACATTTGCTGGTGAGAAGGCCTGAACAGCGATTTTCTCGCCTGCTGGCACGGTAACAACAGCCGTGCCTTGGGTGAAGATTACTTGATAGCTCATGATTTAACTCCTTAGGCTTGACCGAACAGCAAGATGCCAGACATTTCTGGCTGCTTATTGACCACACCAAACAAGGTATCAAGACGATACTTGGTTTTCATGGTGTTGACATCGTATTGCTTCTGCATGACCAGCTCGATGCCTTGGTCGGTGCTTGCACGCATCACTGCGACACCAGCATCAGACGGGACAGCGTAACGGCCAGGCAGAATCTCCAGCGCATCTTTCTGCCAGAAGCAGTTGATGGGTGCTGCAGCCACGTTCAGGCGAGTGATGGTGCGGCCAGAAGCTGGGGTAACGATGACGTTTTGGTATTGCA